CTTCTGGCTTATCCTGCACCATTGGCAGGAACTGTCTGCTGTCATCCGGTTGGATGTTCAAAATTTGGTTTAGTTTCTTCATTATACATTACTCTCGAACTCATGAATAAATCCATAGTTATCATCTGCATTGATGTCCTGCCATGGAATACTATTTTGTGAATTGGATGAAGGAGTACCTTGATCCGTCAATCCAGGTCGTACAATTACCGTTTCAGTTGCCGCAGTGTTCGTTGTATTAGCTGTTGTCACGTTTGCTGTAGGACGGAAGTTTACATCGATGTACTTGATGATTCCGCCATCTGTTCCGTCACCAGATCCGATTCTCTTGACTGGACCGAACAGATACCCCTTCATCGTGAAGTTCAATGTCCAGATGATAGCACGGCGAGTCTCGAAGTTGCCTTCGTATGTGTCCTCTGTCGATACGTCATTCAGGACGATAGGAATATCCCATGGATCATCTTCCATGGTAGGAATCAGATGGACCGATGCAGTCCACTCTGGTGTAAAGTATGGTAGGATCTGTTCTACGATCTTAGTTCCGTCCTCGGCGTTCTTGACAAGGATAGACATCTGGAACGAGATGTTGTATGGAACTGGTTGATACTGACTTCTATTGTTCTTGACCTTGCGGTTCAGCGTATTCAGTTTACGATCAGGATCATACTGGAACGATGTCATCTCGAATGCAATACGAGGAACCGTGATAGCAACCTGGTTATCCAGCAACGGGTTGCCCTCGAGACGTGCCAGATACTTTTCTTTCGGTCCGTATGACAGAGGAACCTTAAGCGTCTGTACAGTCTCGCCGGCATTATTCTGGCGTGTGATATAGATGTTGTTGAAGACCGTCCCGAAAAGGATGACGTACTTTCTTAGTGTATTATTATCAAATGTACTGCCAAACATTATACGTTACCTTCTGAGAACGGATCGATCTGTGTCCAGTCAAGGATTGCATCGCCTTCAATTTCTATCTCCGTGTTATCCTCGAACGAGTCGCCGGCCTGTGTCTCAAAGTCATAGCCAGACTGGATGATCTGGAATCCGTCCTGTGTTGTGATAACAAAGCCGTCGCTTGTAAGAAGACCGTATGTCTCCATAGCCAGACTCTTCTTCTGTTCGATCTTATCGATGGCTTCAATGCCGGTATTAAGACGCTCTGAGCTATACTCAAAGATCTCGCAGACCAGATCGTACATCTGTATCGCACCCATCTGATAGAAGACAGGGGTCTTGCTGACGTACTTGATAACCATCAGACGTTCGACCATAGGAATATAGATCAGGTCGCCTTCCTGTGGACGATCTAATCCTTCGTACTGGCCAATCTCGTCGTTATAGTTACGAACCGAGATCGTCATGGTCATCTGGTCACGGATCTCTAGGTTGAACTTAGACAGGAACGTTCCGTCGCCTTCATAAGAGTCGTAACTCTTGATGTACATGTCGATTTCGTAGTTGTTGTTGTACTCGGACAGAGCATCTTCACCGTAGATATCGTCTTTGGCGACTAACGTTCTAGGGCAATAGAAAACGTCATGACCATAGATCTTGATCGATTCCATTACCAGGTTCTCGATCAGGACTTGTTCCTGACTGTTATTAAAATTGTTAAAGTAGAAGTTAGTCGACAATGGATTATCCGATCATATCAAGAACAGGCATAGAGTATGAACTAATCATCTCTGCTTCCATCTTGGTTCTTGCGTCAACCGCATCGTTATAGATCTTCTCACCATTGAACTGCACACCACCCGGGAGAGTCATACCCGTGAACTTAGTCAGGTTTGCACCCCACTGTTCCTTAATCAGGGTTGTGGCATAGTTCTGAAGCCAACGATCGTTCCATGCGTCGGAGTATACGGCAGGATCGATGATCTCGTATGCCTCTACAAGAAGGTAGGATCCGACACCGATCGTATTCCAGTCGGTATCAACATAGAGTCTGTTCTTGTGGCGTGTATAACGGATCGGTTGCTTACCTACCAGCATCTCGGTCAGTAGGGCAAGGTGTTCCATGACCATATAGTATGGCACGATCGACACGTTTGTCAGGGTATAGAGGTCGTTCAAGGCGATCTGATATCGGATATTGAACAGGTCGTCGGCACGGATCGATGGATCGCCGAGTGTGAATATGCTGACGGCTCCCAAGATATTCTCCGGGAGCGTAATGTATTTGTTGGTTACGTCTGTTTCTGTGACAAGATGCTTATAATAGACCTTATCAGATCCATCAAAGTGATAGTCCCAATAATAACGTAAAGCCTCATCGATACGATCATCTACCTGATCATCATCAACGTTGATCTCAATGACAGGAGCACCGAGCTTGCGTAGGCAATATGCTTTAAATTCTGCTTTGGTAGTTGGAGTCGCCATCTTATAATCCCGTTTTTCTTATATTTATAATACGGCCACACCAACTTTTGTATGTACAATAACCTCAAAGTGTGTTAGAATGGTATATCCCTTAATGATATATAGTATGTGATTTTAAAGGATACACTATGCAAGCTTACCGTGACCATCTCAAACAGCATGGATATGTTCTGATCAAGAACTTTATATCGCCGGATGCTCTTGAACTATCCAAAGCATTTTTAGATCTGTCCGTGTCCTCAAATTTGAGGGAACAGGAATCAAATCCTGGATATTTGTCAGGCAATGTGGAATATATCCATCCTAATATCTTTGCAGATAGTATGTTGCTGGCATATAAAAACCCCATAGAAGCGATATTCGAGACGGAAATGATCCCGTCTTATATCTTCTTTAGGCAGTATCATAAAGGTTCTTCATTAAAAATCCATAGGGATAGATCAGTTTGTGAATTCACGGCAACGATCTTAATCCATAAAGACGGTGAGGGTGGTGCAGATCTTGCTTTCTGTGATGATGAAGAGGGAACCAATACAGTAAATGTTGCAATGGAAGAAGGCGACGCCATCATATTCGGCGGAGCAAAGGATTTTGATGGAAGATGGCACTACAGACCAACTGTAAAGCAAAATTCAGTTACACAGGCTTTCTTACACTATGTATCTCCAGATAATACACCGGAATTTGGATTTCCAAGGCCTGTATTTCGGTCTCAGTAATCCCAACTATCCATATCAAGGAAATCAATATCATTGTTGGTCTTGATGTTCTCTATGAATTGGTACTGTAACTCCTGAATCTGGTCGGCTTCTAACGATCTAACTTTGTATTCAGTCATTTCATTTATCTTGCCTTGATATATCTGCGATATGTTAGGCATGTCAAAGAAATCTAACATCGTATTAAACTTGTCTTTGTCTGCTATATTAGATAGGGACGTTTCGTAGTGTCTGACTCCCCACGATTCAAGTTTATGTTTGTACTGTCTGCACAGTCTCTCAATCTCGTAACAATACCATAGGCAATATTGATAGTCATGCGGATTTTGTAATGAGATCTTGATGGCATCTTTGTCAGATGGATTAACAGACGTCAAAGGCGACTCCGTCGGATCCCAACCAAGACTGTACCAACTTAAGGCAACATCTCGTGGATCACGACGGAGTGTGATTACGTTCGGCTTATAACCATTATCGATAAAGAGCTCTAGATTGTTGTCCTGACACGTGAGTGATACCGTATCGACATAGTGTTCACAGTCTAGGTTTTCGATGTAGTCAATCTTAGACTTTATGAACCTGTTTTTGTCCGCCGACGATTTGCCATAGATAGAAGAAAAACACTGATCGACACTATCAGTAGCCAAATAGTATGATTCGTGTGCAATGGTATTTGGAATCTGGCGTATGTTATAATATAGGAAAGTAGATCCAGATCTTCCAGGCGTCAGCAGACATGTAAACTTAGGCACTCAACCACCAAATGTGCGTATCAAAGATACACTTATCGTCAAAGGCCAACGGCGTTTCAACGACATAGGTTTGAATCGGATCTTTTACATAGAAGTTATAATAAAATATGTTACTTCTTAATGGAGATCCAACCAACACGGGTTTGAAATTGTTTTTCATATATGGGAATAGATCGTCATGATAGAACGGATCACCCATAAGGAATAGATCGCCATAGTCCGGCTTGTAGTCAAATGCTGATACTTGAACGGTTTCGATCTCTACGCCGTTTGCCTCTGCATTTAGTTTAATAGCTTCGATGCTCATATCATAGTCATCTACTGCAACTACCCTGGCAGCACCTGCAAGCTTGGCTGCGATCGCTACGATCCCAGAACCAGATGCGATATCCACAACCGTCTTTCCTTCGACCAGTTGCGGGTTGTCAAGAATATATCTGGCTAGTGCTTTGCCACCCACCCATGCGTATGCCCAACATTCATAACGCCAATTATAATCAAGTACGTGTGCTGTATCGCAAAGATACAAATTAATTTCAGGTGTAAAATCAACCGGCTGTAATCTAAGAAGTTTATTTTTTAAAGTTATCTCAGTCATCTTTTGTTTCCCACATGTGTTTATATTGTGATATTAGCATGCTTATTAATTCTGTTTTTTTCACTTGATTTGGAATATAGAATGGATCTATCCACGGGTTTTCATCGAATGAATATAAAAATGCACTATCATCCAGTTGCATAGCACGATCTGAAATAAACTCCACTGATATTGACATTCGTGGAGTTGCATTTTTATTGGTAGATGTTTTACCCCAATGTAATATTTGTGGATGCCATCCGAGAACATCACCTGCTTTAGCTTCAAGTGTTATTTTGCTATTGTCATAAAAGTCTTCTGACTCATATTCATAAAATGATTCATCTGTATTCCCAAAATTAGGATCATTCGGTATTGGCACAACACAGATGCAACCATTTTCATGAGTCGCATCAGACAACGCAATCCAAATCGTTACAGTTTTTGGTGTGCCATCATCAAATACACTAACAGGATAACCTTCTCTGTGTATCTTCCATCCTCTTTCTTCTTTAGCCGGATCAATATGCCAAGCCCATATTGCAGGAAGCTTGCTATAGTTCTCACCTAAGATCGATTTGATATGTTCATGAATCTTGGTTGTCAATAACCAAAACTCGTCGTACATAAAACACCACACCGGTTGCATATCAAGATCTTTTAACTTTTGAATACATTTAGACATTTCATCTAACGGCAACTGCCATGAGTCGAATTGGATATGGAAATATCCGTCCTTAAGTATTCTCT